ATTTTTACCGCCACCGGCACCACCACCATAAGCAGTATAAGTAGAAAATACACTATTAGATCCTTGGGTGCTGTAAATAGCGCCTCCGGCTCCAACTCTGACAGAAAATGCTGTACTTAATGCTAATTCCACAGTACCGCTTAACAATCCGCCACCGCCACCACCGCCTGCTGCATCGTATCCAGCTCCTCCGCCACCGGCAACTACAAGATACTCTACATTAGCAGATGGTGGTGGTATAATACCAAAATTTATTGTATTTGTGCCATTGTAGGGATCCATTAATGAAAACGAATCAGAGGATGTAATAGGAACATTAAAAGCATCGTAGCCACTTGTACTAGCTACATAGTTTTCACCTAAACTTAAATCTTGATCACCTAAAGTAGTAATATTTGAATTAGGAAATCCAGGTACTACCCCTAAACCAAGAGAAGAATTGATAATACTATTTTTTTCATGATTAATAGTAACGGACATTAGGTACTTCCTTATGCATAAGTAACCTGACTTGTAGATACATTAGCTATCCACTTAATATTAGTAGCAGATTCTCCTATACTACTAATTTTTAAAGTACCATTTGTAGTATCTTGTGATATGTTAATAGACCAGCCAGGAGCATTGCTAATTACAGTCATAGCACTATTAACTAAAGTAGTTGTTGCTGCTGAACCTTCTCGTCTAATTAACCCTTCGAATCTCCAAGCGGCTGATTTTGTACCACCAGCTGCTTGTTGTCTAGCTACTAGTAATACAGAAAAAGTATACGCTGAATTATTTGGCAGTACCACTTGATTACTAGAAGTTGCTGCATTTCCGTCTGTTGTTAGAGTGGTTTCTGTAGCATTTGTTGTAGTTGCTTGTAAAACAATAGTGCTTGTTCCACTACTAGCAGCAGTAATGCGTCCTTTACTATCTACAGTAATATTGGCAGTAGTGTATGTACCTGCTGTAACTCCGCTACTAGCTAGTGTCAGTGTAGTTGTACTACCAGTACTACCGCTACCTGTAACATCACCAGTAAAAGTTAATGAACCACTAGGTATACTTACAGCTACGTTACTAACACTAGTAATACGTCCTTTACTATCTACAGCTATTTGTGGTATATTAGTAGCACTACCATAAGTACCTGCTGTAACTCCACTGTTAGCTAGTGTTAGTGTAGAGGTTCCAGCTGTAGAAGTAGCATCTCCTGTAAAAGCTGGTAATCTAGCTGCTGCTAAAGTGCCTGAACTAATGTTGCTAGCATTTAAGGTTGTAAGATTTGCTCCTGATACTGCACCAAATGAACCACTCCATGTACCACTAGTAATTGTACCTACACTTGTTAGACTAGAACTAACTACTGTAGAATTTAAAGTTGTACCTGTTAATGTACCTGCAGCAGCTGTTACAGTAATATCAGCACTACCATTAAAACTTACACCATTAATATTACGAGCTGTTTGCAGTGTAGTGGCTGTACTAGCATTACCACTTAGTGTAGCTGTAATAGTACCTGCACTAAAATTACCACTTGCGTCGCGAGCAACGACCTTACTTGCTGTATTTAAGTTAGTAGCATCAACTGCCAGTGTACCTGTACCGGTAATTGTACCACCTGTTAAGTAGCTACCTGCTATTACGCTTGTTACTGTACCAACACTGATTGAACCGCCCAATGCTGTACTTGTACCGTTGATTGTAATAGCACTGTTAGCTAACTTAGCGTTAGCAATACTTCCAGCTAACATTGTATTGGTTACAGTACCAGTATCTGTTGTGTATACACCATTAGAAACACTGATAGCACCAGTTGAACTATTATAGCTGATACCAGTACCAGCACTTAGAGCACTCCTAGCCCTGGCATTTGTAAAATATAAGTTTGTGCCTTCTGTAACATTGGTAGTACTAATACTAGATAATGTAGTTAAATCATATTTTATAAATCTAAGAATATCACCAACAGTAGCACCTGCGGCTAAAACTACAGTTGTACCATTTGTTGCTGTATAGTCAGTACTGTGTAATAGTACACCATTTAAATAAACATCAATATAGCCAACAGTGTATCCACCTGTAATAGAAAAAGTAGTTTGGCTAGCTGTGGCTGTTGCCTCTTGCACATCTCGAACACTAACTTGACCACTAGTAGAACCTGAGATAGCTTCGATAGTATTAGAACTACTTTTATAGTATAATTTACCATCAGCATAATTAAGAGCTAATTCACCATAATCTAAGTCAGCTAGTAATGGTACTTTTCCAGCTACCGAGCTTTTCTTTAACTTTACTGTTGACATTTATTTTTCCTAACAAGGACGATGTTTAAATAAATAGTTAATAAACTATTGTATAATATTAGTAGCTGCCACCATCTATACTACTAATAGTAACAAAACCACTAGTGACAGTAAAAATATTACTATCAAAACTTACTAAACCTTTAGTAGCTGCACCACTATTGGCACCAGCAGTACCTATAGGAATTGCTGTAGAACTGGCTGCTGTTATTAGACCTTTTGCGTTAACTGTAAAGCTAGGTACTGTAACACTATCACCAAAACTACCAACATTACTATTAACAGTTGCTAGTGTTAATGCTGCACTTACATTTGCTGTACCATCTACTGATGTTAGGGTAGCTGTAGCATCGCCTGTTAGACTTAAGTCTCTGGCTGTTTGCCACTTAGTAGCTGTAGCAGCATTACCAGTTACACCGCCTGTAAAATTAGGGGCACTAATATTTTTATTAAAACTCCAGCTATCACTAGCACTTACATATAGTAGAGTAGCGGCTGCGCCTGCAACTGTTAATCCAGCTCCATCAGCTTGTGCACTAGTTGTAGCATCTTTAGCTAGTGTTAGGTTAATATCACTAATAGCTACTGCTGTACTGTTAACTGTAGTTGTAGTTCCTTGAATTGTTAAATCACCAGTTATTGTGGCATTACCTGCTACACTAATATTTGTTGCTGTAATATCATCACTGTTTAGTGTTCCGTTTACAGTAACATTATTAAAGGTTACATTATCTGTAGTACCAACACTTTGACCAATATTAAATGTAACTGTATTATTTGTAACGGCTGTAGTAACTCCAGTGCCGCCGCTAAAACTTAAGGTATCGCTTAATAGATTAACGGTATCTGTACCACTTGTACCACTAATGCTTAGTGTTGTGGCTACATTAACTGTTCCAGCTGCAGTAAGCCTACCCTTTGCATCTACTGTAAATGTTGGTATTTGCGTAGTACTACCATAACTACCTGCTGTGACTCCAGTGCTGGCCAAAGTTAGTGCTGCGCTTACATTTGCACTGCCATTTACGCCGGTTAAAGTAGCTGTAGCATCACCAGTTAAACTTAAATCACGAGCATTTTGCCAAGTAGTAGCAGTACTTGCATTACCAGTAAGATCACTAGTAATCATAGTAGCAGTAAAATTACCACTAGCGTCACGTTTTACTAGAGTTGAAAAAGTGTTTAGATTAGTAGCAGCATCTACTATATCGGTATAACGCTTACCACCAATTATAACATGATTAACTGCATTACCTGCAGTTTCTGTACCCATACCAATATATAAACGGTCGCCGCCATTTGAACCATTATCTGTTAGTCCACTATAGGCTAATTCACCAGCTCCTAGTACTGCTGGGTTACCGCTTACCTCACTACGTTTAATACGTAAAATAGAAGCCATGATTTATTCCTTTAATATTGACCTGATTCAATAATTTGTTGGTCTAATAGATTGTTAGCGGCCCATTTTTGGGTTGATGTATTATATACTAGTAAGCTACCGTTTTGCAGATTAGTAATATCTATATTTGTTAAACCTTGTAAGGTAGTTACGCCTTGTGGACCAATCATACCGGCCACAATAACTTGTGGTTGTTTATTTTCAATTATAACAGTATTATTTTTTTCTGTTACAATAGCCTGAGTACTCATCGGGTAATCTCCTTGACTAAAGTAAGATTTCCTGTAACAAATGTAGTTACTGCTCCGCTTGAATTAGTAAGCTCTAGTGAGTACACAGCAGTAGCAAAATCAAAATTTCTGGTAACATTTGCTGGAATATTTATTGTAATGGTGTAATCAGTAGTGTCAATACTTATGCCGCCACCAGATGCACTAGTTAACTCATGAATAAAATTAGTGCTATCTAACGTTTCGCGTATTTGCATTTGTGCAGTATAGCCAGTTAAATCTATAGGAGTGTTCCACTCTAGTATTCCACCGCTAGTGTATGTGGTATAGTTTGCACTATTTATTTGATTTAACGTTACAGTATTACTAGTTTTAGCTGTTACTAAATAGTACTGATCGTCCCCAACCGTATTAATTTCTTTCATACCACCAACGCCTGTTACTCGCACGCGCCAATTAACAGGACAACTATGTACACTACTTGTAGTAATTACACAAGGTGCAGCTTTACTAATGGCACTAATTTGTGCATAACTTTTAGTTTGACTTTCCCATCTAAAAGTTTCTTGAAAGGTGCTGCCTTCATAGATTTTATAATTAAGTTTGGCAGGTTGCATATTATACCTTTACCTTTCTAAGAGCAGCCAACTTTTTGAAACTATTAAGCTCTACAGTTAGTGCGCTAACTTCTTGCTGTAGTTTATTATTATCAATACTTAATTTGGTTAATTGATTATTCAACTCAACAATCTCATTTTGTAACTTAGTTAGTTCTTCAGTTAGCTTAGCATTTTGTGTACCCATACGCTCCAATTCCTTGTGCATCATTTCAATGACACTAGTTTCTGCGTCTGTACTACGCCATTCTTTTACTAATTTTTGTATACCTACGCCTAGCGCAATTATAGCCATTGCAGCTACTGAAAGTGTTTGCACTAAGCCCTGGTTTTGAATTGCTTCCATTCTAGGCTTTCTCCCTATTAGCAGCATATATAAATATAATAAATTTAAGTCAGGCTGCCAATAGGTTTTTCTGGCACGACTTTTTTGTCAAGTAAAAATATTTAAAACCTTTATTATTCTTGTATATTATAACACAACAGCAAAAAGTTTTCAACTATAAAAAATGCCCTGCTCAAACCGTTAATGAGCAGGGCATCATAAGCAACTTTACAGCTTTAGGTTTCGTATCGACTGCGGTTTCCGTGTTGGTTCAGTCACATCGTTCGCACAGCCGGGGGTAGTTTCGTCGATCTAAATTCATCAATTAAGTACTAGGTTGTGGTATAGGTGGTGGTGTATCCATTTCTGGATTTCGTAATGGTGTGGTTTCTAATACTTTTATTTCATTATATTCTTTAAAAGTTTGTGTGTCATTTACTTTTTGCGATAATAACCAATCTAATATACTTTCGGTATTATACATTAATTGATCTTTGGTAATTTTTAATTTACCTGGTTCTACAGAATAAAAGCCTTCAGCTTTATAAGTATCGCTACCAACCACCATTTCTAAAACCCAATGAATATTTGTTACTAGTATAGAACTATCAGGATTTTCTGGGTCTGGTATGCCCATTGTTTTTATTATTTTCCACATAAATAATACCTTTAAGCATTAATTTGCCATAAACTACTTCTTTTTGTTAATAGTGCTGTGCCTCTAACTGCGGTTAGTGTAACAGTAACAGTTCTAGTACCTTGATTTGCTGGGGTTGTAGCGGTATAAGTAGCTATTCTTGTACCGCTTGATAGTGTAAATAATCCACCATATGCTATACTACCTACTGAAGTATCTGGTAATACAATATTTTCAAATAAAATATTTAAAGCAATATTTTGTGGAGCAGCTATATTTGATCTAACTGTAATAGTATAAGGTTGTCCTACATATGAGCTAGATACATCAACACTTATTAAATCAAAAATAGAATCTGCAACTGTAGATTTACTCTCACACTTAAACATGCCATAATTAATACTACCACTTGTGGGAATATTAGTAGATGAACTAGGTACATAACTGCCACCACGATAGTATTCTGATAAATTTATTGGAGCGCTACCACCAAATTCTTGCTGTATCTCTGTAGCAGTAACTATATTAGGATTAACTACAGTTTTAAAAGAACTGCTTGTAGATGGTATGGCTATTCTATTAGGACTGTCGCTTATATTTCCTAGATCAGTAAAACTACCTGTTGAAATTATTTGATTACTAACACTAACTGTTCCATTTTGTATAGCTAATCTAAAAGCAGCTGTACTAACTGCACTAGTACCACTATTAGCTCTGCGTTCCTCTGCCCATAATGCTGCTATACCAGCCACACTTGGACAAGCTGCACTTGTGCCACTGAAAAGTCCTTGTCCGTGACTAGGACTATCATAGTAAGGTCCGTTTCCACTATACTCGTTAGCACAAAGTATATTATCACCAGGGGCCCATACATCTATACGTGGACCTTTATTAGTATACCAGCTTAAATAGTCTGTTTCACTAATAGCGCCAACACAAATTGGTCCTGCACCACTACTGGATGTTACATCCCAATATCCTGCTCCAAGAGTTTCTTGTTGTGATCCAGCTGGCTGAGGGCCACGATGCGTAGTAATCGCATAGTTAGTAGTTGTATCGCCCGATCCATAATACCAAACATTAGCACCACTCTGAAAATGCTGATTATATCTAACACTATCATAACTATAGTTTATTGAATAAGTATTAGCATTTCCTGCCGATCCAATTATAACTACGCTATAATCATCTGCTAAGTCAACAAAATCTGCAGCAATAGCAACATTATAGGATGGTACCATAAGTGCCCAGTTACTGGGCCCACCATAAGTCTGGTCAGCCTTATATAAAAATAAATTATAGGTATTTAATAGAGTACCTATACTTATTCTAGCACCGTCTATCCAACTTTGTCCATATCCATTTAATTGATAATATAGCGGTAATGGTCTATAACCACCGCTAAATCCAGTACTTACACTACTATTAATAATAGCCTGTGATATTGGAAAAGTAGCTAAAGTACTGCTAGTCAATGTAGTACTAGTAGGTATTCCTGTATCTATGCCCCATGGAAAATAATTCCAACTCATGTTAATAATCGTAGGATTTTTATCTCCATAACTAGGATTAGCGGGTTTATTTACTATCCAGGCTTGTATATAATCTACGCACTGCCACCAAGGCATGTATCTAGTCCACTGACTACCATCCCAAAACCAATTAGCTGTATAAATATAAGGAGCAGCAATATTATAAATATTTGCTTCTGGTGCCCAGCCATGTCTACGACCGGCAGCTATACTAGCACAAGATGTAGCATGATAGTCATCAGTACCAGCCCAGCGACTATAATTATAGTCGCTGGCATAGTAAGTTGTTCCAGCTACTTGTGCATTATGCTGAAACCAGTTATAGTTTGCTAGTCTAGAATTGCCTAAATAGTTGAGCCATTCTGGATGATCTTGTTGAATATGGCCATCCCAGATTAATACATCTATGTCTTTTCCTCTGCGGTCTGTACTAGAAGCCAGTTTAGCAAAAATAGATGCGTATCTACTAGTATTACCATTAGTATAACTACTAACATAATTTTGATTAGTTTGTCTGGCAAGATGCCAACTTTGATGCTTTTGGCTGTTTAGTGTAGAAAAGATTTCACCAGTTCTAGCGGTTGAGGGTCCTGTTTGTATATGTCTTAATAATTCTACATTTAAAACTCTTGGATCTTGTTTTAATAGTTCTGCCTCATCGCTAGTTAATTTATAGTGAGTGTTTCTACTATAAGGACGTCTAGCACTTAGTTCTACTGGTCTAAGCGGTACGTGCTGTGGTCCACCAGTAGTTTCCATATCATGATAAAATTCGTCTAAATCTTGTTTATCCTTTAGAGTAACTATATAAATCTTAAGATCATTACTCATTTTACTACCTTTTTATGCAATTCTTTAATAGCTTCAATAATTAATGGAATTAATTTACTATAGTTTACGGCAAGTGTTCCATCATCTCTAGTTACTACGGCTTGGGGTAGTATAGCTTGCACTTCTTGTGCAATTATACCAACGTCATCTTGTTTAGCATAATTATTTGGAATAGCTAAAGTATTTAAATAGTCTTGTTTCCAGGTAAAATCATATCCACCTAATTTTAATAATTTGTCTAGTGGATTAACTATTGTTTTAATATTCTGTTTCAAGTTTGCATCTGAACCAGAATATGCTGTAACTTCTCCAGTTACTATTAAGTTACCTTGTAGAGTATTTGACCAAGTTCCATCGCCACGTAAAAAGTATGCTGTTGTACCACCACTAGGTAAACTGCTACCACTGGCATTAATTGTTACGTCACCTACTCCAGCGGTAGGACTTATGCTTACTCCTGTTCCGGCAATAATCTTACTAACACCAGCTGTAACGGTAGCCCAAGTTCCATCAGCCTTTAAATATTTATCGGTACTACCGTCTGGAATACCAATTGTAACACTACCATATCGTAATTGACCACTACGTATGTTAATAGCAAAATCACTATTATCACATATTGTTACATGCTGTTGTACAGTAGAATTCCAAAATCTACCTGCTGCAGTTATTCCCAAACCGTCGTCTCTATAACCTAGTGCACCTAGTTTATCAGTACCGGTACTAGGAACAACGTAGCCTCCTACTGCTACACCAGTTAAGCTGGTTCCACTATTACTCCATTCGGCTAATGCACCAGCCCATATGGCATTAAAATCTTGAAAAGCTAATGCTGATGCTGTATAACTTCCTGTATTTAAATTTACAGAGCCCGGCCCTGGTGATGCTAAATAAGCAGTGTGTCCCTGCGTGCCTATAAATTGAGCTTGTAAATTTAATAATTTATCTAATTGTTCGCCAGTACCACCAATATGTCCTAAGCTAGTATTGCTAGCATTATAGAATCTTATTTTATTACTATCAGCTACATTAAATTCTATCCGTCTGCCAGTAGTAGCTGTTACTAAACTTCCTTTGATTCCTACATTACCAGTACTATTTAAATATAAACCTGGAGTACTAATAGTTCCATTACTTAAATTTATTTTTGTACCAGTTGTAGCATAATTACTACCATCTCCAGTTCCAGTATGGTTTTGAGAACTAATAGAGCCTGTTTTTATTGCTCCGCCATCTATAGACGTATAATCAAAAGTTGTATTACCATCAGTAGTAATTGTAGTGGGAGTACCACTTGTAAAGGTTACTAATCCACTAAATCCTATAGCTTGAGTAGGAGAACTAAAGGTTGGTGTTCCTGATCCAGTACCAGCAGCGCTTTCTACTACAGTATATGTAGAATACCAATATTTATTACTATTTCCAGCAGCAAAAGTAGGTGCACCTAATGCCCAGTTACTAGTTAAATTAGAGAAACTTGCAGAACTAAATGTAAAACTTGTGGCTGTTGGTGCACTGGGCTGACTAGCACTGGTTAAGCTATAGTATACTTGACCTGTTGCTGTTCTGCGACCATCATTACCAGGGGCCCCTGCAGTACCCTGTATACCTTGTGCTCCTTGTGCTCCTGCCTTACTCTTACTAAGTGAAAAATCTTTTGTTAGTGTTGGGTAACCAGTTCTAGTAGCTGTAATAGTACACACTGCACTATCTACAGCATTTGTTATATTTGTTGCTGTAACAGTTATATTATTCTGACCAATTGTAGCAGGCGTCAATGTCGTAGTTAGCCCAGTACTATCAGATTTAGTTATAGTCCACAGATATGTTTCATTTACAATACCACGAAAAATTGCACCGTAAGTAACTGCTCCAGCATAACTTGATACAGTTCCATCATTAGCTGCAGGAACTGTGTGAGATTCATTAGTAAGTATAAATGTTAATGCATCACTTCCATTATCGCCTCGCCAAATAGTTATTGTATCACTAAGAGTTCCTAGTGTTACTTGTACTTTTACATACCTAACTGTTGTGGCTCCTAGTGCATTAAAATTTGCAGAGGTTAAAGTTCTAGTATTTCCTGTTCCAGTCAGTGTAACAGCACCTAAAGAAGTATTACTAGCATTATATGCTGTTGCTGAAAAAACTGGAGTTCCTGTAACATTCTGTAATTTTGCAGTAAAAGTTATGCTAGCTGGATTAGTAGCTGTAGTTGCATCTTTGTTTGGAAATATAAAAGCCCAATCGGTAGTTTCTAGAGATAGTAATGCTACTGTACTCAAAGTAGTAGCAGATAGTTCTGTAGACAGATCATAAGTATCTGGATCAATACTACTTATTAAGGCGTATTTTACATAATAAGTAGTGTTGTCATCTAAAGTTTGACTAGCGTCTGATACAGGTCCAGAAATATTTATATTAAGACCTGTACCATCATAAGCTAACGTACCTTGAGCAGGCGGCGTAAAGCCACTAGTAGTTGAATACCAGACTTTTACGCCAATTAAATCATCTCTAATATCAGTAGTTCTAATACTGTCATAGGGTGTATCTATAATAAGATTTAACGACTTTATACCAGAAGTCAGCTTTGCTGCCATATAACTATTCCTACTTAATTGTTGTAATTAATATTGATCCAGTAACACTAGTAGAACTATAGTTATCATTCTTATCTACCGCTCTGCACGCTATTCTATAGTTAATACCATTTGTAGATATTCTAGGTTTGGCAAAATCTTTTAAGTTAAACACACCGGCATAAGTATTTTTAACTACTTTGATATTATTTGTTGTAACATCTAAATCCCAAAAATCTCCAGATCCAGTATCTTTATACAATCTAAACTCATACTCTTTAAAACTTGGATCAGTATTATTCAGTACCCCATCAATAGCAGTACTTGCTACAGTTTGTGATTTATCTATTTGCCAACTTGTGCCGCTGCCACTTTTTATATAAGTATTAGGTAATATATTTGTTCCTCTAAGCAACATGCCTACTTTGGGTGTTCCAGTAGACAGAGTACCTATAGTTAGTGTAGTACCACTTATACTAGATCCAGTACTTGTAAATGATGTTGAGGGTAATACTACTACATAGTGATTATTCAAATCTACTGTTAATTCTGGAGATTTTAATAATGTTATGCTTTTACCTTCTACTGATATTAGCTTTTCATCGCTCCAAGGACCAACTATGCTTCCTATACTGTTTATATATCGTAATCTAATTTTATAAACTTGACCACTAATTAGGCCAGTAATTGTTATAGAGCTTTGTTCTTTGAATACTTCATAGAATTGATTATTACCAACTTTGTCAAAACTACCGTTAGCACTAATTATTTCTAATTGTACTTTCTGTGCTTGTAGGCTTAAATCATCAGGATTGCTAAAACTAACTATAGTAACATTTTGATAGTTACCTGGTGATACTTGTTCGCTTAAAGCGCTATTGCTAATAGCTTGTACAAATACTGGTGATTTTGTTATACTATTCTTTACAATTAAATTATTGGTTAAAGTTATATTGCTTGAATAGGCTGGCAAATCTGTATTAGTATCTAACAAATCTAATGAATATATACTTGGAGAATAGTCTACTAAGGTTAATCTTGCGCTTAAATTAGTACTGGGCTCAATCGCTAATACTATTAATTCTTGCGTTTCCTTATTAGTTTCTCCTATCATGTATAAGTTATCTATCTCTACACCATCCCCACCTACTAATGCCTGTGTTAATGTAATATTTGTATAATAACCTGTTGTAACTACTGGCACCAATGTTCTTAGTACAAATCCTGTACCACCTACTTGCGTAATATTATTAGTACGTATACGAATCTGATAAGTTTTAGCGCTTTCTAGGTATACTTCGTCTGTTAGTGTAATACTAGTGCCGCTATATGTTTTTATGCGACCAGTACCACTACCCCATAGTGGAACATCGTGTGATACACGCACTAAGTCTCCGCGCGTACAGACTAAGTATTCAAAATCAACATTAAGTGTATAAGTTTCAGGACGCAGTTTTAACTGAGCAAAATGAAATCTGGCTAAGTATTTAGCCTGTGCACTGTTAGTAACACCAGGTAGATTTAGTTCTTCTATTAGCTCAACAGTGCTATCTGTTTTACCAAAGTTGCAAACAATTAGCTCATCTTGCTGATAAGACTTTTCTTCATTAACAAAAGATATTCTAAAAGCATCTGGTATTCTTGGCAACGTTTTTGTACTTTCAAATCCCCAACTATTATGTGGCGTAAAATGCTGTACTACATGATTACGTTCTTTTTCAACTACTACGCTCCACTTGCCATCAATGTACGTTGGACTAGCCATACCTGCTGCACAAATATCTCTAAGCACATCCATAACACTACGAGTATCAGTTATAACAGCATTATAAGTTAATTTAGGTCTAGTTGCTGATCCATTACAAAAAGTATACCATTCTTTAATAGCATCTAAATCTATTTCAGTTGCTGTGTTTAATACTCTATAAGGTTTAGGAATAGCTGGGTGAGTTAATACATGTACAAACAGTGCTGCAGGATTATTTATAACAGTATTAGGAATAAATTGATTTGTAGTACTATCCCAGTCCAAACCTAGTGTTTCTACTATAGCATTGACACCTTCAATTTGACCATTTATCTTATTTGAACTTTGTACTTGAATAGCAGTCTTGGCCAATAAACATTCTGGCGGATTAAGCATAGGCTTATTATTACTGTACCCTACACTGTTAATATACACGCACTTATGATAGTTTCTATAATCGCCTTCGCCACTTGCATCTTCTTCTAGGCTACTATTAATTCTTCTAGCACGTATTTTATAACTACTGGCTTGAATAACAGCATACATAGTACCAGTAGCTGCAGATAGATCAACAGTACTAGCCAAGGTGCTAACACTACTAATAGTTATTTTATTAGTATCTAAATTGATTGTTTGTATATAGTAGTTAGTATTTGTGGATACTCCACCAAATACTGTTCCTTGAAAACGTATTCTGTCGCCAACAGTAAATTCTGCAACTGAGTTGCATGTAATAGTATCATCAGCTGCAGTAGCCGTAATTAGTATAGGATTTGATTGTGCTTTAGCATTTAAATTTCTAAATTCATGTACATAGTTAAAAGCATCTTTTTGCTTTTCAAAAAATGCACCTGCTCCAATAGTTATAATATTCTGAGTAGCTGGCTGACTATTTTCGCCTACATTATCTGTATAAGTAACTCTACATGCAATGCCTGCAGCACCACCAGTATTATTAGCAGTTAATCTAAGAGTATGTGTGCCACTAGAAATATACTTTTCTGCAGTAGCCGAGCTGCTGTGCCCCCCTGCCGGATAGTCTATAATTAGTGCACCGTCTAAATATGCTCTGCCATCATCATCACTACTAAATTCTATTTCATAGATTCCACTCTTGGCTATATTTAATACTTTACTTTGATCAAATGTATTGGCCTGATTGGTTGTACTAGTCCATACACCATATAAGTTTATAAACTCTCCCCAAATACGGCTTTTAATACCTAATATACTTTGATTAACGGGTACAACACCTAATAAATCTCTTGTGTTAAATATTTCTGTTATTGTACCGCTAACGGCGGGTTGACCTGTTATTAATTGAGTTAACTGTCCACTACTAATACGTACAGTAGTATCAATAGTAATATCGTACGTACTTTCATAGGATAAATTAAGTCCTGTATATCCTTGACTATAGTAGCTGGTTAAGTGATTTACAGTTTTTGCTGTTTGTATATAATCTGAAAAAGTAATAATACTATATAACTTTATATATCCACTAGGAACAACTGGTTCAAAACTATAGCTACCTGTTGTGCCCAACAATTCTTTGTAACTTTGTTGATTTGCTGCACTTGTAAATGTACTACTTGGATTAGCATCCTCATTGTCACTAGCAGAACCACTAAATCTGGTTATACCACCATTTGGTCCAAGGGCATAAACATGCTTTCTCCATAGGCGTAAAGTTTCACCAGTAGCAGGATCACTAATAGCATTTGAAGGTACAACATCTCTATATTCACTGTGTAAAACATATGCAGGAGAATTATCTGCAGTAGTATTTGTCCAACCTTGATCTACAATACTATCGCCTAAATAATATTTTTTGATTTGTAGCTCTAGTTGACAACTAGCGGATCTCATCGTTCCACTATTTTCTCCCTTAGTAATTATTTGACGCATACCTTCTGGAAAATTAAAGGCTACGTCGATACTATTAACGGGATCTGTAAAGGTTGCTTCTGTCCAAGGATTTCCATTGTCTGGAGTATTTACTAGTTCTACACTGGTACTACCGGCAGCTACTTGTACATCAGTAGGATAGAGTTTTTCAAAACTAGTAATATCTTCTTTTTCTTGGCCATAAAGAGTTATTGGTGTAGGCACTAAACCAGGCAAATTATCGCTGTAGTAATCTTCAATCTGATTTGCGCCAATGCAAATATCCCGCACGTTAAGCGGACCAAAACCCCACACAACTACCATGTTTAGTACTGTAGTAGAAGTTTTAGTTTTTATATAAGGTGTAGCACCTAATAATCCAGTATATCTAATACGGCCTAATACTACAGGTATAGGTCCAAAACGATTCATTTGATTATTAGTACCAGTAAACAATCCTAGTTGTGTTGCACTACCAGGATCTTTTTGTTCGGGCGGCCTAATAGGTAATACTGCGTTTAGCAAGTACATACCAGCTATTTGAATAGCTGCAGTTGTAGCTATAAAAGCAGCACTACCAGCGGCAGCGGCTACCGTTGTACCTAGTACAGCGGCAGCAGCATATGGTGCAGCTATAGCAATGGCAAAAGTTAGTGCTAAACGTAGTCCTTCGCGACCTTGTGGCACTGTTTTATAGGTAATATTTTGACCAAGCTCTAGTGTAGTGGTAGACCAACGGTTACGATCAATAACTACACCGTCGATCATAATAATCAATCTGCTAGCTATATGTTTAGCTAAGTTATACTTGTCTACTAGGTATTCTGCAAATTGCAAGCATGTGGTACCAGCCTGTGCAACTTCAATTATCGTGGTTTGACGTAGTGGATGTGGTCTGGTAATTACTTGTAGGTTAGACTCCTTGGCATAACCATATATGCCTTCTAGTCTACGATTCCATTTATAGTTTTGTAGTGATTCAATAACACTGTCTTTGCCATCTCTGCTGTGCAAAAACTCTGATTTACCCAAATATATGCCTACATGTGTAGGTTCGCCTAGTATATTAAATACACATACATCGCCTAGCTTAGGATTATTAGTTAGATTCCATGTACCCTTGGTGTGTTGTACAAATTGCGACAGTTTAGGGTCACTGGCACCTATATACTCATCAACATAGCTTGGTAGATCAATATTAAATTCGTTCTTATAAAACAGACGAACTAATCCCCAGCAATCAATACCTGCTGTAGTTCTGCCATTTTCTAGGTACGGTAGGCCGATGTATTTTGTATAATCCATTAAAACAATCCTGGAAAATATCGTGGAGTAAAACTGTAAGCTGGAAAAGGTTCTAAACTAAAGTTTATCATATTGAGTTCTAATCTTATACTATCACTACTATAATTAGCACTGGTTATGTAAAATTTAGGAAACTCTGCTTCTACAGTGTTTGGACTGCTAGCCAGCACTAGCTTTATATTAACTAGAGCTGGTTTTGTTAAGTGAGTTCTTATTAAAGTAATAGCTTCTTGAGTTACATAGTTAATAGTAATACTACACTGACCTACTCCACTGTCTTGCTCTGGAGGAAGTGTTATTTCCATAGGTATAAACGTATAGTCTTGGCCGCTGCTATTAACTCCGTAGATTACTTCTTCATCCGTTGTACTAGCTAATCTACCGGTAAAACCGTCTGCTAAGTATAAATTATATGCACCACCCGTAGTATCGGGGTCATATATAGTTAATAACATAATTAACTGTTCATCTGTTTCAGATGAAAACATTGCTTTAATAGCACTGGCACTAAGTCTATTTAATCTGCTCATGGTAATATTTCAAAAGTAATATTAATATTCCAGTACTCGGGCGCTAAGTATTCGCAAGTAAATAGCGAACCTTCTCCTTGTGGAACTATTCTTACTTCTACGCTTTGATTTGTTCTAGGATGTGTAAAATTAAACCTGCCGACAGCTTTAATGCCGGCAGGATTTTGAGTAGGACTATTATTAATAAATGTTTCTAGGGCGGTAACCTGTGTACTAGTCATAATAAAATTAATGGATAGTACATTAGGTGATTTGCCACGAAATCGTTGTTTTGCTGGACCTTTATCAGTTTGACTACGAATTATATTAGCTCCAACTGATTCACTAAATCCTTTTTGTGGTGATTGTGGCAGTGCTACTGGCCAAGTTAATACTGCCATATTATCTCCTTGCTACCATAGGTTTAGTACCGAAACTATTTACAAAAGCTTGTTGAACATTGCTATTAGGTCTACTAATTTCACCAGCAACTAAATCAGCTACTACTATTTCAATACGGCGATTACCACGACTATCAACAGTTTCACGTGTTTCTGCCTTAGCTTGTGTATAGTTGTTAACAACTACCTCTACATTACCACCGCCGCCACGAACTCCAAGATTGCCTTGGCTATCGCGCTTTAGGGGCATAATGGCTTCGGGTCCTGCTTCGCCCATTACTCCCAGTCCTTTGGCTGCTTTAAATAGTGTAGGACTATTTACTATAGAGTTAGTAAACATTCCACCTTTTGCATAGCCTGGTATAGTACCCATAGTATCAAAAGCACCGCCCTTGGCAAAACCACCAGCATTTACATAAGAATTAAAAGAACTTCCATCTGTTGCTGTATTAGGTGCAAATAAACTACCTAGTAATTTAACTAAAAATGGTCTTGAGGCTGCATAGGCTTCAGTTGCTTGTAGACGTAATTCATATCTAGTAATATCAGCTATGAAACTATTTATTAAATCTTTAAAATTAAACTTACCAGTTTTGGCGAATTCAACTACTGCATCTGCCATACCCTGGAACATTTTATCCCAAGAATTACTGTAGTATTCTGTTCTATCATTTAATTTGGCTTGTTCTTCTAATATTGTTCGTTGTGCGTTTGCTGTTTCTAACAATGCTTTTCTTCGCAATTCATTTTGTTGAAACTGTTGAGTAAATCTAGCCTCTGCAGTAACTGGTAATTCTCCACCAGCAATTTTTAATTCATCCTGATATTGTTGTTCTAAGGCTATTTTTTCTCTGTCTAAATCATTTAGTCCAGTTTTTAGATTTTGTTCAATCCTTAATGTTTGCAATCTGCGTTTTTCTTGATTAATTTGATCTTTTGTAAGTAAATTTAATCGCTCATTAATACTTAATGAATTTTCAGCAATACTAATACTATTCTCTAACCTAGTAGTTTCCAGATCCAATATTGCCTTAATTGAATTGCTTTCTATTTCTAATAATTCCAATCTTTCTCTACTTTGTTGTATTTCAATATCTCTAGATGATATAAATTTATTTAATTCTTCGTTAGCGGCTCTAATACCCTTTGCGGCATTTTCTTGTTTTGTTAATACAGTAATGGCTTGACCAAGTGTATCCGCTGCATTCTTTAAAGTTTGGCCTGCTGGCGTTAATAACTCTGCTTCTGTTTTTGTTTGTAATTCTTTTGTAAATTTAGCTTGTAAGTCTTTCAAAGGTTTTAATTTACGGTTAAAAATATCTTGTAACTCTTTTTCTTGTACACCAGCAATTACTTGTCTAATACTTTCTCTAGTAATTTGATCGGCACTTATACTTCCTGCTGCATACTTTGACAAAGTTTCAAATGTTTGCGTGGTTTGTTGACTCTGTTCTTTTAATAAATCAATGCTAACCTGAATTTCAGCATTTCTCGCAGCTATTTGTCGCTGCTCCTCTTGAGTCTGTACAAGAACCTTTTTATTATCTTGTAATTTATCTATATTTGCTTGTCTAGTAGCCTTGTCTCCGGCAGTACGAGCTAAATCTCGTAATTTTTCCTCTTGTGCTATTTGCTTATCAATAGCTAAAACATCAGCTCTATTCTTTACATCTTGGCTAAATATCTGTAGCTGTTGATTAACTCCACTTGGCAAGAATCCACTAACACCCTGCAACTGTTGATTAACTTGCGTAAATATATCGTTTAATTGTTTTATACGATTATCAAAAGATAAACCAATATTTTCAAATTGCCTTCTAGCCTCGATATTTTGTTTGTCTAGTGTAGCTTTTAAGTCACGTTCTTGTTTTCTTTGTAATAGTTCTACTAGTGGTAAAAAGCCGGCTCCACCTTCTTGTCTTACTAAATCCTTTAATCGACTTAGAGCACCTTTATCTCCGCCTTGGGCTTGCTGAGTTAAAGCAATAGCTTCTTCTCGCATTCTACCTGTAGTATCTCGTTTTGTTTCAAGTGCAGTAATTTTAGGAGCAATTTCTTCTAATTTTCGTAAATTACCAGGTGAAGTTTGTCTAATACTTTCTAACCTATTAAGCTCTAGCTGATCTGTTAAAGATTCTAGTGCTATTCTATTTAATTCTGTTTTTAGTACTAGATCTTCATTTATCTTTGCTAAAGCATTTTCTGTGTCAATGGCTTGTATATCTAGCTGCGCTCTATAGTCAATGCCTTGCTTAGTCTGCACACCAGTACCAAGAGATGCTCTAGTTTTTTCAGCATCAATACGTATTTTTTGTAGTCTTAAATCGTATGTAGTAAA